GACGATCTACCGCCAAACGTCTTTAAACGCGCTCCAGCAGGGCGTAGACGCGATAAGTCCCATTTTGGCACCTGACCTGCGTACAGACAGGCAATTAGCTCACGAAGGCCCCTAGCCCATCCTGCCTTACTATCCTGTACAACGATGGTTGTTTCTGTAGGTTCAAAGTGTTCGTTTACACTAGGCAGACTTTCTGTGTATCGTCTCTCTGCAGAGAACCCTACACCAGTACCACACATGAGAACATAAAGTATCTCATCAAATGAACGTGGTGAGTCTACAGGAATGTATGAACAGTTGTAGCCCGATGTGTGGTCACGTTCTAGGGCTAGCCCTGCAGTCATCAAGGCCCTCATTGAGGGCATAATTTGCAGACTAAGTACAGCCTCTTCAAGCTCCTGCCTGTTAGGTATCTTGTGACCATACCTCTCCTTCAGGTGGTGCGACATAAAATCAAAGTAACGCTCAACCGTTTCCGGCCAAGTCTCACGCCTATCCCCTAACCAACGGGCATACCGGGACAGATGAATAAACTCTTGGTAGTCTGTTGGGAAATAATTATTTTTCATTTTCTCTCTGCTCGCTAACTAGTCGTTGTAGATACCACTGTGACTTCATCAAGTCTTTGAGTGGCATCCCCTTATGTTTGTACCGGCACACATACTTCAGTATGTTTCCTTTTAGGTAGCCGCTAAACTCTTCCTCTGTAAGAGACTCCTTGATCATGTCTATAGTCTCTATACCATTTTGTGTGTAGTGTGACGGACTGTTCACAGATTTGGTTAATTCAGCTAGATACTTTTTCTCATTTGGCATCAGTTGTCCTCGCTAAACTTAACTTTAATAACATTATCATATACTTCTTCTACTACTAGACTCTTAGAATCTCTTTTGTCTTTTGACTTATCAACTATCTGTTCCATAGTTGCTTCATGTCCTAGCTGCATAAGATAGTCATAATCAGACTCAAGTAGACTAAGCATACCCTGCTGCAGAATATGCGCGGCAGATACGTCCTCAACCTCTGACGTATCATATGCTCTGACGTTCACTTTGTCAAATCCCTCTGGATCAAAGACAATGTACAGTCTATCTTTGGCTAAAAAGAATGTCTCTTCTTCTATCCTGTCTCTCATCTCATCATCTATGAGATCATCTTCCGGCTCAAAAGTAAAACCATCATCATTCATCAAACCACTCCACAGGTAACTTTTTATGCGCCCAATCAAAACCGTGGCGCTCTGCCCAATCTGCGTGTGTAGTCTTTGAGCCTTTGTATATTTTTTTATTGGCATTTGCAAAGAAGAACTTCACTTCAAAATCAGGATTCTGCTTCTTAACAAGCAAGTGCTTTACTCTGTCTTGCTGTGTTAGTCGCCCCTTAACCTCAATGTACATATCGTTTCTAGGTATGTAGAAGTCAGGTATGTATACGCTAGGCTCACGCTGATAGGGTATCTTATCAGGCTCGAATTCAAAATCAATACCTCTGCGGCCAAGGGCTACAGCTACTTCAGCTTCAAACTTTGATCTAAAACGCATAGTAATCAAACTTATTGTCATTGCCGGGATTTGTATTTGCTATCTCTATAAACTTTCTTTCCAAATCCGTAGAAATTTCTTCTGCCACTGTACTTTTAATAACGCCAAAAGACCTCACTGGAAATATAACCAGCTTATTATCTCTAAGTCTACTTTTAATATTATCAAAACACCTATTTAATATTTTTTTTCCATACATACGGTACTCAATACTATCCCAATCTCCTTTAGGAGCCATGCTTGATCTATATATGATAGCCTCTCTTTGCTCGTTAGGTAACGCCTTTACACGTAAGCTTTCTACGTGAGTAGAGTTTTCTTTTGAGCAGTCAAAATATACAAACACAACATCTGGATTATACTGTAATTCAAAGTCGCTTATAGTTTCTGTAATGTACAGGGGCATCAGATTTCATCCTTTACATGCTTTGTATACCACACGCGAGGTTTGGTATTTGCTGTAGAAGTTACTTTCTGCTTGTAAGCAGCATCGGGCCAGCAGTGCATCTTAAAGCCACAGTAGCCACACGTTCTATCCATTAGCCGGTTGCCTGTTCTTTTAACAGAACCTGTAGCCTTGTCCTTGTAAGTCTCAGGCTCATCAGAGAAAGAACGCTCAAACTTCTCTTTGCCAAGAACACTGCGTATGTTTTTATCGGCTAATTGTAGTGCAGCCTGTCTGTCTTCTTCATGTACCAGCGGTGTTTCACACACCGCCCACTCACCTGTAGCCTTGTTGATAGCTATCCAGCCACCAAACGTAGAGTTAGCAGCCTCTGCGTACAGGTAGCCCTGCGGCACGTAACCAAACACATCATCCTTCTTGATGTTGTTGTAGCCACGATTAGCCGCAAACTTCATAGAGAATGCGCCGGGAGCGGCACTCTTTATGTCATATATCTTATCATCTATCTTTACATCATACGTGCCGTTAAGAGTAGTGCCACCTATCTCTAGGCTAACACCCTCTTGCTCACTCTGTATGTCTATACCCGCGCCTTTCATAACTGTAACAGCTATCGCTTCTATGATGTCTCCAAACAGAAACTTCATAACCAGAGTATAGTCTACATCTTCTTCTATGCCATCTTCAGCAGACAGCTTCTGCTGGCACAAAGGTTTTCCTACACCGGACATGCGAACCTTTGAGCCACGCTTCTCACTAAACTGCCGCTCTATAGCGGAGCCACACATCTCCTTAAACTCTTCGATAAGGTGAGGGGGAAGGCCATCGCCCTCGCCCCTCGACGCTTTCTCTAGGAAATGCTGTACTTTATGTAGCAGCATTGAGGTCATTAGCTGGCCTCTGCTGTTTCCAACGCTTTTGCTACATCGAGATCATCCATAGCAAGAACATTTTCTTTGCGCTCATTGTACTGTTTAAGCACACGCACGTTCCACTTCTCAATGTCCTGCATGAAGGTGTTAAGAGTTTCTACATCTTCATCCACGATCTTGACAGGCTGTGGCTTATCAAAGGCAGGGACATAGTAAACAATACCACCGTTCTTATTACGCTTAGTAGCAATGCTTACCTTCTGACCAAAAATAATCTTATTGGATGGCACCTCACGAATGTAGTTAGCCACTGGCATAAACGCAGAGCCACGGGCTGACCAGATGAAGGGCGTACCTGCGAGGTCAACCTTGTCACCAGAACCATCTGTAGCATCTTTAGCACCAGTGATGATACCGTAGACAACTTGAGTACACTTGATACTCTTCTGTTTAGCATGTTCGAGAGAGTTGGTAGAAAGACCTTCTACTTCCTGCTTACTCAGCTTACCACACTTCATACCACCACTAGTATCAAAGAAGTCGTCGCTAAGAGAAGGTGTGAGAACAGTCCTGATACTATCTTCAGGAGACTGCTGGTTCCACAGATCATAAGAGTAGTACCGAATAAACATACGCACGGTAATCTCTTTAGCATAGACTGTGCTGCTATCCAGACGAATGCGGAAGCTACCCTTTGGTAGTGGCTCTCCCTCATCGTTCTCGCTCTGCTGCTCAATGGCTAGCCGTGGTAGTCCCTGCTGTGATGCAGGGCGCGTCTCAGTCTGACCGACCATGGCAGCAAGCTTTGCCATGTTTTCTTCGTTCAGATCGTCCATAGTAATCATATCGCTCATATTTTTAGCTCCTCTAAATTTAACCAATCAGTGCCTATTTTCATCTCTATCTCAATAGGCATATCAAAAGTAACACCAAACACTGTACTACACTCTTCAGGGATACACAACATACTCCTTTTTAATAGTTCAATCATAGTATTTTTTTCGTCGGGGTGTACGTCCATTATGATTGAGTCGTGGACGGTATTGATAATTCTACTCTGTGGTTTTGGCTTCACCATCGCCTTCAGACATTTGTGTAGCCGTATCAGGGCTAATGGCAACAGGTCTGCAGTAGCAAAACCTTGGACGGGGTAGTTCTTAATTGATGTAGCACCTACCGTTGTACCATAGCGTGTGTACTTTGCATAGGGAAATGCGTACTCTCTACCGGAAGGCAGAGTTACAGTCTTCTTAGTAACAGCTTCTTCCTGTAGTTTATCGTGCCACTCGGTCACGCCTTGGTACTTGTTACGGAAGGCTGAGTAGTATGCCATCTCCCGATTAGTCCCAAGCACACCACCGTACAACGGCTTGAAGGTGTGGGCCTTTGCGTCCTGTCTACTCACGCCCATGATCTCTGCGGTGTAAGAGTGAACGTCAAACCCGCTCTCTACCTCTTCATAGATTACAGGGTCTTTTGACAAGTAGCCAGCTACACGAAACTCTAGCTGTGAGTAGTCTCCTTCTAAAATGTAACCACCTTCATGCCTAGAAACAATCGCTTCTCTTGCAGGGAATGTTGCTCCTCTCGGCATATTTTGAAAGTTTGGTCTACTTGACGACAGTCTTCCAGTAGCAGTGACGCACTGATTAAAGTTAGGATGAATAAAACCTCTATCATCTTGGTACTTCTCCAAGCTATCTACAAACGTATTAAGATACGTTCTTATCATTGAGTAGCGTGTGTACTTGTCCACGAACTCTCTTGCCTTGCCCTCTAACTCCAACCTGATCTGCGACATAGTTTCTTTATCTGTCTTAAACCCTGCTGCAGCAGTGTCCTCTGGCCCTCTGGGAATGACGCGAAGCCCTGCAGCTTCTCTGAGATGCGTGTAAACCACTCCCGTGCCGCTACATACCTTGCATTTAGTCTGTACCTTACTAAGCGCACCAGACTTCAGCCGCGATCTAATCTTTCCTGTGCCATTACAATGAGTACACCTCTCGCCCCTAGTCTTTAATACTACAGGGGCTAATTGTTTTACTGTATCCTTGAACAGTGTAGGCGACATTTTTGTTTTGCGTTTTTGTTTCTTGGTGTGTCCGCGCTGCTCAGTTCCTATGTTGAACGCTTCTTTCCAAGCAGTCTTATCAGTAACCTGTCTCGAATAAAGCAGCTTACTCCTATCGTCAGGGCTATCAAGATTGATAGGAGTATCACCCATAACATGTTCAGCAATATCCATAAGATCATCATACAACTGATCGTACTCTGACTGATAGTCTGCCTTAATCTTTGCAAGCTTTTCATTGGAAATCTTTATCCCCGCTCTCTCTATATCGATTAGGACATCAAGCATATCCATGCTTAGTTTTACAACCTTATGCAAAGGAACTCTCCTCTGTAGGCCAGCACATCTTTAATTCATCTAGTTGGGCTTGGGCTAGCTCTGTCGTAGTCTGCACATCAGCGATACAATACTCCCGCACTATGTCAGGCGGCATGTCTTCATAGGACACCTTGTCCTTGATGTACTGGTCCGTGAGGTCTGTTCTCTTCTCAGGTAGGCTTCTACGTTTAGCACACTCTGCAAGGCTAATTGATTTCTTTATACCACGGTGGGAAAGATACTCAGCTATCATTGTATCCCATAGTATACCATCATACTTAAAGCCACACTCTCGCAACCACTGCAAATCAAACTTCAGGTTATGCCCGACTAAACATGTTGTTTCGTCTAGCTTGTCCTGTAACTTCTTAGCAGCATCTGGTGTAGTCTTACATTGGTTATGATAGAAAAACAATTCATGTGTTTCTACTACAGATAGATCAGGCATGAAACTCCTGTACCCTACAAAGACTATCTGTTGTCCGTTGTAGGGCGACGATGTAGAGTTATCGAAGTCCATCGTAGTTTCTATGTCAAGCACGGTGATCATGAGAATATATCTCTATCACCATCTCTGCGTAAAACCAACGACCCGTGCCAGCCATTTACTTTATTTTTTGAGAACTTAATGGTTCGGAACTCCTCATGTTCTGCTACACCTATGCCTATAATTATGTCAGCCTCGCCAGCTTTACCTGTCTTACTGCCGTCCAGCATGGAGTAATCTATACTTTCTCTTCCGTGGGCGTCGTAGGACGCTTGCGATATTGCCCAGACTGCTACGTTGTGGCGCTTGGCAAGCTCTCTGGATCGGCAGTACAACTCCTTCAGCCGCTCATCCCCGCGTGAGAACTCACCGTCAATCCTGATCTTATCAAGCTGGTCAATGAATATTACATCAACTTCATTGCGAGAGCAATAGTCCTCTATTTCCTGTATCGATGTTCCTACGCAATCCATGAAAGATATGTAGGGTAGTACATCCTCTTGGTACTGTGTGATAAACTCTTGTTTATCCTGTAGCACCTCTAGTCTAGACTTCTCTGTAATAGATTTAGCCACGCGCATACGTGTCTTCTTTACAGGTTCTTCATTACCCCAGTAGGCTACATGGTGCTTGTTCTTAACATACCAGCCAGACAACCACGCTGAGAAGCTTGTCTTGCCTATCTCTGGCCGTGCAAAGATCACACCAAGATTTTGTCGGTCAATGCCCGGTACGTAATCACGTATCTGTGTAGGAAAGATAAACTCAGGGTCGCGCTCAAACTCCTCTAGACTGTCAGCTATATTGTCTTGTAGCAGTGTATAGCTTTTAGTTCCCTTTACTTCATTGTTTTTTAGTTCTTCTACAATGCCGAGCAGAGAATAAGTATCGCTAGATTTACCAAGAAAAATGTCAAGTGCTTGTTCTCCTATCTCTTTTGCTTTCGCTCTCTTCCAGAAGCTGTGTAGAACATCTCCTGCTACCTGCGGGTTTACTGTGATGCCTACTAACTCTTGAAACTGCTGTTGTACCCTTTGTTTAGTAGCTTCAGGTAAAGCAGGGTAACGCTCTTCATGAGCGAGTGACACATCAGAGAGGGACAAGTCGCCCTCGTAGTTCTTATGTAGATAACTTATCGTCTCTACAATAGTGCTTACTTCTTTGGAGAAGTATTCTTTTTGAATTAAACCAGATACTCTGTTAAAGTTGTCTTTTTGCAGACATGCTACAAGTACAGACTTATCAATCATATCTTTAATACCTCCTTTGCTTCATCCTCAGTAAGTCTTTTTAAGTCTCTGTCTAGTATTGCTATATCAACTATATCTCCATACTCATTGTTTATTCTTAGTGATATTTCAACTGCCTTGTCTGTAGCATCTTTGTCCAGTGCCACAGTTATACGCTTGAAGCTGCCTAGCCTGTACAGTACATCCTCTTGTAGGTACGTTCCAAGTAGCGCAACTCCCGTTGCAAAGTTAGATATAGAGGCTGCAGAAGCGCAGTCTTCAACTACTACAGCATGTTTGTGTTTGCCGCATACAAACGGTATCTTGCTCTGTCCGTATCTGTACCACTTTGGACCTGCGTGTAGTCCCTGTCCAATGTATCTTCCCGCTGCATCAACGCTTTTGTTACCATCCTTAATAACAAACACAGCCCTGTCTCTCTTGTAATCATAGCGTATGTCGGCTAATCCATTCGACCAAGCTGCAGAACAGTTGTTTGTTTTGAGGTAGTCATAGTAATGTTGAGGGCAGTTATTCTTGCGCCAGTTCTGCTTTTCTACTTCAAGCCCTACAGGTAAGCTTGGCTTTACCATATCATCAACTACAGAGAAAGAGTTTAAGTTAAGTCCCTCTTTAATTACACCACCTACAGAACAGCTTGCATGGAAACAATAATACTTAATACAATCTGTAAACTGAGTAACTGAAAGAGTGTTAGTACCATTACATACAGGACAATCTAATCTCTTAGAAGTACCTAAAGGTATATCTAGATTATATATATAATCTTTAATTATATTAGTCATTAATATAATATCCTCAATATCGGGACACGGCAACATGCCTCTTAGCATGGATAAAAAACACTGTCAACAGAAAATAACGCTTGACCGCAAATTAATTTTAGTGTACGGTGATCTTCCCTTCAACAATAGAGGTGAGCCATGTTCACCATATTCAACCGCAGACTATCTGATCCTGACCTGATGCGGCGGGTTGTCGAGGCCACAGTGCAGGACAGGTTTTTCACTGTATCATTTACAAAAGCGGATGGTTCTTACCGCCAGTTAAACTGTAGGCTTGGTGTTAACAAGCACAAGAAGGGTGGTAGAGATTGTAACACTAACAAACAAATGATGACTGTGTGGGACACTGGGGCTAAAGGCTACAGGAATGTCAACATGAATACCATAACAAGTATTACAGTAGATGGTGTTAGGCATGAGTTCACAGAGTAAGTTGCATAGTGATGAGTTCATAACAGAAGTATTTGAACTGAGTAGGAAAGAGGGACTAACAGCCCGTGAGATAGCAGAAGCTATGTCACCCAAGTACAACACAAACAACTGTGGCAAGATGACTAGGAACTCTGTGATAAGTATCCTGAACAGGTACAAAAACAGGTTCACACACATGGGCAAAGTAGAAGTTAAGCGTATAGACTTCGCCAATGTAGCAGAGCAGCTTGAGCTTGAGCGTGATAGGCTAAAAGACAAAGATCAGTACAAGATCAAGAAGTGCTTGTGCTGTAGGAAAGAGAAGCTATTGCACAGAGTCTCCTTTGTGTGTGATACCTGTAAAAGCAGTGTTGCCTACACTTCTCCTGTAGATGACTACAGCGTGAGATACTGATATGAATATCAAAGAGAAGAAGGGCCTACAGTCTAAGCTAGGCGCTATGCGATACTATGCTGATAGCGGCTACCATGTGTACAACGAGACTAACAACACAGGCCCTGTAGATTTCATAGCTATAAATCCTGATACAAAGGACGTGAAACTTGTCGAGGTTAAAACAATGTCGTTCCGTTCCAAGAACGCTAACTGGAAGCCGGGTACAATGATTAACCGTCAGCTTTCACCTATACAGAAGCAGTTAGGTGTGGAGCTTGTATACTACAATATTAATACAGGACAGGTAAAATGTCGGAAGTAAAAAAGAACAAGCATTTTGTCAAACGTAGCAAGCGGCCACAACCGGAATACTCTACTCGCGCATATGATGGTAAAACACTGCGTTGGGAGTGGAAGTATGAAACTGAATTGAACATTTACCCTAAAGATTGGTCTAGACGTTTTCCACATTTAGCAGAACGTGGGCGTTGGGTTATAACCGAGGTAAAATAAATGTACAGCTTTGTATACATTGATGATGCTTTTCGTAAGCTGATGGATATACATGTGGGTGAACACTCTAAGATTGATAGAGAGTGGAAGACTGATTATGTTCTGGCTAGGACTAGAGAAGAAGCCTTTATGGAGTATAACAGGACACCTGCTAGAACAACGTGTATTAATGATTCTCTAGGAAAACGCAGTTTCATATGGCCTATGGATAATATGTCAAAGTATTTTGGTGATATTGATTACAGGTACTATGATGAAATAGATAGGTATGACTTTAGTGATTTAATGCTGATGCGAGCGCAGGAGTTTGCTAGAAAGAATAAGCAGATTGATTTCTACTACTCCGGTGGTTTAGATAGTGTAGCCATGCTAGTTGCTTTTAGAGAAGTCCCTATCAGGCACCAATTACACATAATAATGGGTGGCAGTGACCCTCTCAGTCTAGGACCGGACAATCTGAAAGATTACATTTTATCGGGTAATCATACGATAGACAGTACAGGTAATTTATATGGTATGGCTGACCCCTCTAAAAATATAGTTACTACAGGAATAGAGGCCGACCCTCTTTTTGGTTCTGTCGGTAATCCTATACTAATGAAAAATATTAAAAGAGATAAAACAGATTTGTTTGGCTATAAGTTCGCCTTAGATGCCGAGCCGGACTTGCATCTTTTGGTTAACGAAGATTGGAACTACGATTTCTGGTGGCACAACCAGAGATACTTTAGCAGAATGAGATCATTCCGTATTATAAAAAACTTCTCTGGTGAGAAGATGGATTTGTCAAACTACTGCCCGTTCTACATGGGGGACAACATATTTAAGTGGTGTATAAACCAGCACTACAACAAACAAATAAAGTGGTATCACGGCAACCCAAAATTCCACAAGAGTAACTTCCTTGCATCAAAACCTATGCTAAGACAATTTGTCGGAGATTTTTGTGACAGGGATTGGGCTTACAACATTGGTAAGACTAGAACAGAGTGGTCTAAGGATAATTTAGTTAGTCAAACAAATAGAGTTCTTGCTGTAACTGCTGACGGAACTGTTGTCACTAGAGATAATGTCGGAGATTATCTCAATAACTTTGAAAAGATAGTTCAACTATGAGACAGATAAAACTAGAAACGTCTATGGATGATCTAGACAAACTACATCAAACTGTAAACGGCGATGGACGTAAAAAAACTGTAATCGTTTCTAAGAGTATGTTGTCTAAGATACTAATAGACCATACAAGGTTAGTAGCATATTTAGGACCAGTGGTTAAGGAGCCAGAAGATTAGTCTGTGTGGATTAAAAAAACATTTGACGGACGCTAGACGGATATGCTAGGGGTCAATTCTTCAAGAGGGGCAAGGCTAGGCGAATGCTGTATAACTTGAATAAGGCATGGCATAGGATTGCGAAAGCAAACGTTTCAAGTGTGCCAAGCAGAAGGTTCGATTCCTTCTCCCCTCACCTTATTTACATGGAGAACCAACAATGAATATATTCTATCTAGATAAAAACCCCAAGATTGCAGCGCAAATGCACTGTGACAAGCATGTAGTCAAAATGGTGCTGGAGTATGCACAAATCCTATCCACCGCACATAGAGTAATTGACGGTGATGAAGTTGCTGACCGTGAGGGCTTGTACAAGATAGCTCACAAGAACCACCCCTCTACTGCATGGGCAAGGCTAGGCCGTGGCAATTACAATTGGTTGTCGGACCTATGGGGATATCTTGGTATTGAGTACACGCACCGCTACAACAAAGTACACAAGGCTGCTACGAAAGAATGGTTGTTCTACGCGCCTGACAACATACCACACAGAACAGTCTTTACAGGATTAACTTCAGCACCACCGCAATGTATGCCTGACCACTACAAATGTAATCCTAACTCTGCGTCGTTAGACGATGCAATCTCTGCGTACAAGGCGTACTACATTGGTGATAAGGCATACTTTGCTAAGTGGACTAATCGTCCTGTACCAGATTGGTTTACCGAAACTGTGAAAGAGGTAGCATAATGCACGCACTTGAAGATGTACTATACAATGAAGAACTACATCCAAACAGTGTGTTTTGGTACACTTGGATGATGGAACATTATACGCAGTAAATTTGTCGGCCCTTAAATTTTGTCGGCCTTTAGATTAGTTTGTGCAGGGTTTTGTTGGTTCTCCCCCTGTACTCCCCGGCGGTGAGCGGCGGTTCTAGTCTCCCTGACCACTGCTCCCGCCGGTTTTTATTCTGTTTAGATTAAAATGAGTGTTTGACATTGATCGCGGTTTAGTTTATGCCAGCTTTGTTTCATCAACAAAAGGACGAGAACCATGAACCAGATACAGATTATCGAACCCGCCCACAACGTGCCGGAAGTAGCGCAGATTAAACCTGCCGCCGTTCGCGAACACAACGACGTGTTTGACCTCAGCTTTTTTGAGCCGCTCAAGGTCGATAAGTTTCACATTTACACCGCCGACGGTACGGAGATAACTGGTAGCAGAGCTTTGCGGTATCTTCACGATGGAAGCTTAGCCGATACCAGCGCGGTATCATCCAGCTACACACTGGAAAACCACGTAGACTTGTTTGGCAAACACGCCGACATTCTCAAAGACAGTGAGCTTCCTACCGACAACGTGCTAGTCCGTGACGAATATTCCGACTTCGGCATGAAGGCTAAACGTTCCATCCAGTATTTGGACGAGGCCGTGGACATGTCCGGCGGCGGTGACATGGTTTATTGCCGTTCTGATCAGATTAATTCAGTTAATAGCAAATGGGCTTTCCAGCAGTTTGCAGGTGCCTATCGTTCATATTGTGAAAACTCAATGGTTTTTGGTGGCGATAAGGCAGTCTACAACAAAGTGAAACATTCCAAGCACTTTGACGCCGCCAGTTTGTTGCGTACAGCCAATACAGTGTTTGGTACTTTCCGCGATAACATCGACCGCTTTAAAGAATGGAAAGCCACGCCTGTTGAAGATGCTACAGCGGGAGCGTTTATCAAGCATATTTGCCCGAAGGATGTTACAGGACAGAAACGGCTAGAACGTGAACAGCAGCACGGGATTGAGAAGGCAGAAGACTTGAACATTAAGAAGTTCCACGCCTTGTACGACTTGTGGGAAGAGTACAGCCGGGATTACTCGCAGGGCGGTGGCTTGGGCAAAAATAAATGGGCTTTGTACAATGTGCTGACCCACTACGCCACGCATACCCATGACAGCAGAACGTTTGA